TACTATCAACCATTTTAGGGTTGGTTACGAGACGAAAAACCCTCTCACAGGAAACAAGTACTATATAGAGAGTGGTTATACTACCGATGGTAGCAGTGTTGAGATGGGCTATAAAATTAAGAAAGGATACACTACTTTTAAAGGCAAGTGGGAAGGGGTTGATACAGATACCTTTAAGCATAAGCTAGAAACCGAGATACGATACACATTTTAAGGGGGAACAATGGCAGATTATACACCAACTAAATGGGCTATTTTACAGATAACAGAAGGACGTGCGGTCGTTTTCTATAAGTTACTAGCAGGCTGGCCATCAGGTTTTGATACTGATTGGAGAATAAACAGTGGCATTGCTAAATGCGAGGAAACCGAAGACGGAGACTTTCTCTTTCACGGTGAGAGCGGCTCAGTATACTCATGTAAAAAAGAAGACTATGGATTTACAGACACTTCATTAGCTGTATTTCAGAAACTAAAAAAGTTAGCGAGCACCCGACTAGAAGGGACCGATGTTGTATTCACAACCTTAACACTAATGCCAGAACACACAAATTGGGAGAGACTAGTATGAAAGTAAAGATAGGGCCATACCGAACACATCGTTGGTACCACAACTTTTTATATAAGTTTGGTATTAAGAATGAGCAGAGGGTATCAGTTCGTATTGATAAGTATGATACTTGGAATATGAACACTACTCTGTCCCATATTGTAGTACCTATGCTAGAACAATACAAAAAGATCCATCAGGGGTCACCTGTTATTGACTTAGAGGATGTACCGATGCAGTTAAGAACTGAAGACCATTTCTTTGATAGGTGGGACTGGGTGCTGAATGAAATGCTTTTCGCACACCAAAGCGCTCTAGAAGACTGGGAGGAGCAGTTCTGCTCGGGAGAGCATGATATTAGCTGGCTAAAGCAGTTGGATAGCGACAACCGAGAGATGGTTATAGGCCCGAAGGATACGTTTAAAGTTGACAAAGAAGGTCTTGCCGCGTTCCACAAACGTGTAAAGAATGGCTATAGACTCTTTGGAAAATACTACGAGAATCTTTGGGATTAGATAAGGTAGGGCTATGGAGTTACTGAATGAGAAGAGGGTTTGTAGCACTAATATTAAGTATATTACCAACACCAGCATACGCAGATGAATTAGTATGCCTTGCTAACAATATTTATTATGAGGCTAGAAACCAGAGCTTTGATGGCATGTATGCGGTTGCAGAGGTTACTCTCAACCGTGTAGAAAACAGAAGATGGCCTAACGACATTTGTAATGTAGTGCAGCAACGCATAGTAGTTAATAGTAGATGGGTTTGCCAGTTTAGCTGGTACTGCGATGGAAAGAGTGATAATCCAAAAGATTTTTATCGTTATAGGGTGTGCTATATGATAGCTTATATGGCTATACACGAGAAAGATTTAAGTTTCGTTCCCCCAGGTACATATTGGTACCATAGCAATGCAATAAAACCCTACTGGGTTGACGCTTATCACCGCGTTGCGGTAATAGGCGACCATACGTTCTATTCTGACAAATTTTAGACAATAAAAAAGCCCCTTAATTGGGGCTTTCTGTTAGGTCGTACCAAATTCCTTTTCTTCCGAGTTTTAGCCACTCATAAGGAATATCATCTTTACTGAGTACCCATTCGTACCGATTGTCTAGTATCCAACCCTCTACAGAAGCTACTAGGTGTCCGCCCCCCGTTTCTGTTTTACAGAAGATAAGGTCGGTATCTATCCCGTAATCCTTTTCAAGTTTCTGTTTACACCAGAGAGCAAAATCTTCACAGTCTCCTATTAGGTCTACCTTCCAGTACTCTCTTACACCATACTGCTCTTTATCTGGTATGTAGGTATGTCCTTGCATAGCCTCCCAATGAACAGTAGTTAGTATTTCCTCTAAATCTTCTCTCAACAGTCTACCCCCCTTTTGCGGGCTTCTAAGCACCCGTAGGGAGGACTTACCTCGTCTCCTATTACGAACGGCTCAGGAGGAATACTCTCACAAGCGACTAAAGCAGGAATAAGCAATACTAGGGATAAAATCATTAATCCTCTTACTGTGAATCTAAATACAAAGTCTACCATTTTCTAGGCTCCAATATAATAGGTACTAGGTTAGGCGGAGAGTAGTTCGGGCCTTTCAATACTTTCCCATCAGCTCGCTTTATTACTGTACCATCTTCGGCTAATTTACTCATATTGCTACGATGTACCTCATGAAAGCAAGCATCAAGATCGATACCGAAAGCATGGCCTGCTCCGTAAACCACATATAAAATATCGGTAAGGGCATCAGCCACTTCAACAAGGTCATCCTTGTCAAGTCCTTCACGTAGTTCTTCGACTTCTTCTCGTATAAGTTCATATCTTAGCTCCTGTGTTTCATTGTCACGAATGGAGGGATGGCTGTAAACTTCTTGCCCAAACGCCCTCATAAATTCTGAGCATAGCTCAAAGTGTGTCGACATTTTTTCGTTTCCTTTCTCTAATGATTGCAGATTTCTTTGATTTATTTCTCTTAGCTGACGGCTTCTCAAAGTGCTCTCTTTCTCTATACTCAAACATCTTATCTGAGTACCTACGTTTGAGAATGCGTAGAGCCGACTCTACGTTGTTGTTTCTAACTCTTATCATCTATAGCCTTATATTTATTCTGCGGGATATTAACCTCCTCGGGGTTAAAATAGGGTATCAAACGCCCCCAAAGGTACTAGCGCTCATCATCGTCCATTCCTGCTAACAAAATAGTGAGACCTAGAGCCAGGAGCAGAAGGTGTGTTACATCTAATAATTCCATTTCTATGTGCCTCTGAGTTTGCTTGATTCGTCTATTATACGAAAAAATACTCTAAAAGTCAAGAACTATTTTTGCAGCCTGCTTTAAAAAGCCAAGGGTAGCATGGAAAAATTATGCTTGACTTTATAAGTATGGTTTGGTATAATATTCTCAATACTAACATTAACTAAATAAAAGGAGGTGTACATTGATAGCAGCACAATTAGCAGTATTTGTATTTTGTTTGCTTGGCTGCGGCGTACATTGCTGGAGCCTAGGAAGGCAGGAAGGAGTCCAAGGAACTATAAAATATCTTGTAGACAACGGACTCCTGGAGGTTGAACCCGAGGAGGGAGAGTAGAGTGTATATACCAATTATAAGTGGAGTATTCCAGCTAGGACAAACGTGGCTGGAAGGAAAGAACAAGAAAGAAGCCGCAAAAGCCGAAGCACAAGCAACAGTTCTAATTAAGTCGGCAGAGAGTGAGGCTAACTGGGAAAGCATAATGGCTACTAATAGTGGTCAATCATGGAAAGATGAATGGCTGACGCTCCTTTTTAGTGTACCTATGATTCTAGTATTCTTTCCCTCTATGGTAGATGGTGTTACAGCGGGCTTTCAGGCTCTAGACTCGATGCCCACGTGGTATCAGTACACGCTCTCAGTAATTGTAGCCGCCTCTTTTGGTGTGCGGTCAGCTATTGGAGTTATAAAGGCTCGAAAGAATGGATAGAAAGGCTGTATTTGAACAACTGAAGTACGATGAAGGGGTACGTTACGAGGTTTATAGAGACCATATGGGTTACGGAACTTTCGGGGTAGGACATTTAATTACACCTAAGGACGAAGAAGCAGGACTACTAGAAGGGACACCTGTATCAGAAGAAAGAGTATGGTCTGCTTTCGAATCAGACCTATCAGAGGCTATGATAGACTGTAACAAACTATATGGAACCAGTACGTTTAGCCGCTGGCCAGAGGAGGTACAGGAAGTTCTAGTAAACATGGTATTTAATCTAGGAAGAACTCGCCTAGCTAAGTTTGTAAACTTCAGAAAAGCCCTTATTCAAGAGGACTGGAAGAGGGCAGCAGTAGAAGGAAGAGACTCTAGGTGGTACCTACAGGTAACTAATCGTGCCGAAAGATTAATGAGAAGACTAGAAAATATTACTTGACTTTATTGTCTTCATTGAGTATAATATACATTCAACTTTAGGAGAACACCATTAATCTTTTTTACCTAGACGAAGATTTAGACAAGTGTGCCGAGTACCATGTAGACAAGCATGTCAACAAAATGATTCTCGAAGCCGCGCAGCTTATTAATACAAACCTCTGGATAGACCATCTATTCGGTTTTGTCCCTCGTGCTATTACTAAAGAAGAAAATGCTGTACTGCAAGAGACTCGTAAGCAACAGAAGAACCTTCCTATGGAAGACCGCATCTTTCCTTACTTGCCGACTATGTACAACCATCCTTCGTGCATCTGGGTACGGTCTTCCTTAGAGAATTTTTATTGGACAAACTGCTATGCTTTCGCGCTTGGCAGAGAAGCCCACTATCGCTATGGCAGTGACCACAAGAGTCTAGCAATGCTCAAAGCTCTACCAGAGCCACAGCACATGCAAGACCTTGGTTTCACTAAATTCGCGTTAGCAATGACAGAAGAACTAAAAGACTGCGATAATCCTATTCAGTCTTATCGTAATTTCTATATGTTAGACAAAGCAACCTTTGCTTCATGGAAGCACAGAGACAAACCACCTTGGTGGGACGAAGAGCTTGCAGACTATGACAATAGAATCAGTAGAACATAGGAGTAGTAAATGAACGAACAATGTCCTAGGTGCGGAGATGATATGTTAGGGGATGGGTATACACTACCTTTTCACTGTATAAATGCGTATGAAGAAGACTGGTGGTATGAGCCGCCCGACAGCGGCCCTTGGATATGTAACCCAGAGACGGACGATGAATGATTAGAAAAACCCTACAAAATTACATAGGACTAAACTATGGATAAAGAATTACAAGATTGGGTGGATAACCGCCACAAGGTAGATGGAGCTAAAGGACTAAAGTATGATGACACAAAACCTGAGATGTATCTACTTCCTCCACTAGCCACGCTCGAAGTAGGAAAAATACTAACATATGGAGCGAATAAGTACTCTCCAGATAATTGGCGCAAGCTAGACAATTTGCAGAATAGATATACAAGTGCTGCAATGCGTCATATGCTCGCGCATATGAGCGGAGAAGAGAACGACAAAGAGACGGGCGTATCACACTTAGCACACGCTATCTGTTGTTTAATGTTTAAATTAGAGGATGAGTTACTTGAGGAAAGTTAAGAAGAAGGACTATGAGAACTTAAGCTCGGAAAATATAGAGAAAGTACTAGCACTACTGAACCCAGCTAAGGACAGCGGTTCAAAGCCAATATCAAAGAAAGAAGCCTGTGCAGTTCTAAACATCGCGTATAATACTACACGATTGCAGAAAATTATAGAAGGCTATCATGAGCAGAAAGAGTATGTAGCTCTTCGTAAGTCTCAAAATAGAGGAAAATCAGCTTCAGACGCAGAAATTGGTGAAGTTGTTACAGAGTACCTCCGAGGAGCTACCATTGCAGGAATTGCAAAAGGACTCTATCGTTCAGCAGGTTTTGTTAAGGCAATACTTGAAAGAACCGGAGTACCACAACGACCTACTGGAGAAGAAGAGAAGAAGGCCTATGACTACATACCAGAAGAGTGTGTATCAGAGGAGTTTACCCCAGGTGAGATAGTTTGGTCTGCAAAGCATCATTGTACAGCCATTGTAGAGCGCGAAATATCCGTTGCTTATCAAGCAGAGATGGAAGGCTTTGATGATACTAACTATGAAAACAAGTACTCTAGTAAGTGCTACGCCGTGTGGGTAGTATCGGAGTATGGTGAGTCTATGGATATATCGCCGAGTAAAGGTGGTAGCTCCGCATATGCCCTAGCATATGACCTAGCTAGACTTACTCACCTGGAAAGATTTGGTGTAGATTTGTCACGTATCTAAAAATATTTCTTGACAGAAATGTCATTTCGCGATATAATATGTTTTCAAATTTAAGGAAACCTATGGGCGACCGATTTTACCAGCAGCAAATAGACAAGACGGGCACTTGCCCAGGACTAAAAACTAACTCAAGGAAACGCAAAATGGCGTGGTCAGACGAAAAGAAAGCAGAAGCAGTAGCACTATACGAAGCAGGCGAACCAACTCCTGAAAACTCGATGGAAATCGTAAAAGAAATCGCAGAAGAACTAGACGAGTCACCTAATGGTGTTCGTATGATTCTTACAAAGCAAGGTGTCTACATTAAAAAAGACCCTGCTGCATCCTCCCCCTCTAAAGCATCTGGTACTACCCGTGTATCTAAAGCAGACGCGCAAGAGGCTCTTGTAGCTGCTATTACAGACGTAGGTGGAGAAGTTGATGAAGAAATCATCTCTAAACTGACAGGTAAAGCTGCACAGTACTTCACCAAAGTAATGCAGGCTATCCCCTCTACATAATCTTAACGGTTTTAGCGATTGAACCAGCGTAGCAAATCAATCGCACCAATTTAGTTCTTACTCTACACCTTTGAAAGTGTCTGTGCGGCAAAAGATTCTGCTAACCTACCTCATCAAAGGAGTAACAATGAAAAAGGACGCTCTAGCAAATCTAATACGAGGTCATGGCGATGCTGTAATCACGTATAGAAGCGAAAAATCAAATAAACTAAAGTACAATGTCTGTACGCTAGACTTCAGTACACCGTACATACAGAACAAAAAGAATAGGGCAAAGGAAACTGCAAACACTCTATTAACTTTTTGTTGGGACACAGACTCTTACCGGCTGCTAAAGCCACAGAACGTAACGAGTGTAGTACCACTGTCGGCTGTATTGAAGAACGGAGTGCATAGCTAATGGATTTATACCAAGTACCTGAGATGTACGAGAAATTAGTCCACTACGATGCTGACAAAGAAGTGCAAATTCGCTTAACTGTTAATTCCTTTCGTGGAGTAGAATACCTACATTTACGCAAGTATTATCTAAGTTTCGATGAAGAGTGGATGCCCTCTAACGAGGGTATTGCTATGCCACTTACTATAAGTAATAGTAGAGAACTGTTTTCTGGTCTTACTGAGATTCTGTCACTGGCAGAGTCAAAAGAAATACTAGAGAAGGAGTTCAAAGAACAATTAGATAATATATACCTTACCTAAAAAGACTTCTTGACTTTATATGTATTTTTCCGTATAATATACTTTCTTTCAAATTGAGAAACAAATAATGCGAGACTTTCTAGCACACGCTTCTAGGCAATACTACGAGGGCACACCTATTATTTCAGACGCAGAGTTTGATATACTAGAGTCCCAGTATGGCTCAGAAAATGTAGGCTACACTATGACAGATGGTATCAAGCATTACTATCCAATGTATTCACTTCAGAAGTGTTTTTCGTTGGATGATTGCCCGATACCTCTCGACTCTTGCATTTGTTCCCCAAAGTTGGACGGCGCTGCTGTCTCTGTTATTTACGTAGCAGGTTCATTGGCCCTGGCTTTAACACGCGGTGACGGTAAAGTAGGTAGAGATATCACTGAAAAGATGTCATACCTTGTACCCGCCACTATTACGCAATCAGAAGCAGTAGTACAAATCACAGGAGAAGTAGTATGCCCTTCGAGCGTAGAGAACTCTCGTAATGTTGCATCTGGCTCGCTGAACTTAAAGGACATGGAAGAGTTTCACTCTCGTCCTTTAACTTTTGTAGCATATGATGCGCAAGGCGTAGACTTCGACACATACGAGGATTCATTATCTTCTTTAGCCTCACAAGGGTTTGATGTCGTAACTAAGTTTAATGACGATATGTTCCCTACAGATGGGCTAGTATACCGGCTAAACTCTTATAAAGAGTACAAAAAGCTGGGGTATACTGCTCACCACCCACGAGGTGCCTTTGCCTTAAAACAGCAGAAAGAAGGGCAGATTACAACCTTAACTGATGTCGTATGGCAGGTAGGTAAGTCCGGAGTAGTTAGTCCGGTTGCTTTACTAGACGCGGTAGACATTGACGGTGCAACTGTGAGAAAGGCTACTCTTCACAACATTCAATACATTCAAGAACTTAATTTAGAGATAGGCTGCCAAGTAGAAATTATTCGTAGCGGGGATATTATACCTCGTGTTGTTCGCCGAGTAGCTTGATTGCTACCTGGATAAAAAATAGTTCTTGACAAAAACCTCAAAGTTAAGTATAATATCATTTCAAGTTTAGGGAAATAAGAAGATTTATGACAAGTATTCAAGCCCCGTCGCACTGCCCAAGCTGTTCTTCAGTTCTAGAGTGGTCGAATCACCTTATATATTGTCGTAATGCCGCGTGTCCCGCACAGACGAGTAAGAAAGTAGAGCACTTTGCCAAGACACTAAAGATAAAGGGTCTTGGCCCTGCCGCAGTATCTAAGCTAGGCTTAACTGACATAGACGAAATATACCTTCTGTCTCAGGAGGATATAGCGAAGTCCCTTTCCTCGCAAAAACTTGCAGAAAAACTTTACTCCGAGATTGAAAAATCAAAAGAAGCTCCGATGAATATGCTTCTTCCTGCTTTTAGTATCCCGCTGATTGGTAAGACCGCTGCCCATAAACTATCTAAGGTCGTAGAGACCATTTCTGATATAAATGAAGATAGTTGTGCAGATGCGGGTCTTGGGCCAAAAGCTACTGAAAGTTTGATGAACTGGATTTGGAAAGACTTCTATTGTTTTTACGATGTGTTACCCTTTAGCTTCAAGTTTGAGAAGCCTGCAACTGTTACAACTAACAGAGGTATAGTTTGTATATCTGGTAAGTTGAAGTCATTTAAGACCAAAGCAGACGCCGCTTCCGAGCTTGGAGCTTTAGGATTCACAATTAAATCCTCTCTTACTAGAGACGTAACAATTCTAGTAAATGAGACCGGCGTAGAGTCCGCAAAAACTCAACAGGCCCGAGATAAGGGCTTAACTATAGTAACTAACCTACAACATTTTATTGGAGAATTATAATAATGGCACTTCCTAAGTGGAATGACGAACGTACTGCCCAACTGGTTGCCTTTGTTGGCAACGAAGTACCCGTATCACAAGAAACTGTAGCCGCTGGCGCTGAGCAACTAGAAACCTCTAGCCGCTCAATCTCTAGCAAGCTGCGAAAAATGGGGTTTGAAGTAGAACTTGCTTCAGCCCGCGCTTCTAAGTCTTTCTCACCAGAGCAAGAAGCAGTCCTACGCGCCTTCATCGAAGACAATAGCGGAGAGTATACCTATGCTGAAATCGCTGGTCACTTTGAGAATGGCGCTTACTCACCTAAGTCTGTTCAAGGCAAAATCTTGTCTATGGAACTGACTGGACACGTTAAAGCTGCTCCCAAAGTGGAAACAACTAAGACGTATTCCGATGCTGAAGAAGAAGTCTTCTTATCTATGGTTCAAGACGGCGCATTTGTTGAGCAAATCGCTGAAGCTCTTGAACGTACAGTAAACAGCATTCGTGGTAAGGCTCTCAGCCTGCTCCGTTCCGGTCAAATCGACGCGATTCCTCGCCAAGAGACTACTAAAGGCGGCGCTAAGACCGACCCATTGGTAGAACTGGGCGACATCACGGCTCTTACTGTCGAGGAGATTGCTGAGCAAATCGGTAAAACTGCTCGCGGAGTTAAGACTATGCTCACACGTCGAGGCCTCATCGCGGCCGACTACGACGGTGCTGCTAAGGCTGCTAAAGCCGACTAATTAACTTACTTTAAGTTAATAACAGACAACCGTAGCGGGGTCGTTGCGGTTGTTTTTTTCATATCAGGGGAGAGATATAGTTGAACGTCACTAGTGCGCTCATTAAACAGGTATTAACGCTACAGGACTTTGAGACCTGGAGCTACGTGCGTAAGCACTATCTGTCTAGCGAGTATCACCCGTTGTTCAACCTTATCGAAAAGCACTGTGAAACCTTTCACAAGCTACCCGATATGGATGAAATCAAGCTCTCTACACGAGACTCTGCCACTCTAGAAAAGATTTACGCAATCGAAACTCTAGATATAGATTCTGAGCCGTTTATTCTGCTTCAGTACCTAAAGAACGAGTACACTCAAAAAGAGATCTTGAAAAAACTAGATGAATATGTGGAAAACTCAATCTCATTCGAGGATGCAGACGAAACTGTTCAACACCTTCACGACATCATTGTTCATATTGAAGAAAGAGTCGAACTCGAAGAACCTCAAGAGAGTATGCAGCGTATATCTCTGTTTGAGGACGAAGAAGAGCTAGGGAAGTATCTGCGTCTCGGCCTTAACACAGAATACGATGATCAAATTAAATTCTCCCCGAAAGATTTGATCCTTGTTGGTGGACGCCGAGGCGCAGGTAAGTCTCTTATCTGCGCGAACCTTGCGAATACCGTGTACGAAAGCGGTAAATCAGCAATATACTTCACTATAGAGATGGACTCGCGTTCTACTCTTCAGCGTATCTGCTCCATTGCAACGGGCGTGCCACAAGCACTACTCCGTAGCAGAAGTTTGAGCGTTACTGAGTGGGAAAGAGTTGCTGGTTGGTGGGCTGGAAGATTCCAGCGAGGCCAAGAATTACTACACGAATACAAAGAACATCGAGACTTTGATGACTTTCATACTAAACTTACGACTACCTGTGACCTCCTCCCCGAGAAGCAGTTAGACGTAGTTTATGACCCATCTCTTACGCTAGGCAAAATCCGTGCCGCACTAGAGATGAAAGTAAAAAGTAAGATGGATATTGGTGTGATTATTGTTGACTATATCAATCAGGTTAAACGGTCAAACATGCCCTCACGTGGCGGTCAATACGACTGGACAGAACAAATCGAAGTTAGTAAGGAGTTAAAATCAATGGCGCAAGAATATAAAGTACCTATATTCAGTCCTTATCAGACTGATGCAACTGGTGAAGCTCGCTTTGCTAAAGGTATTCTTGACGCTGCCGACGCTGCGTTTAGTCTAGAATCTTGGGATCATGCAGACAACTGTGTTACTCTCAAGTGCGTTAAGATAAGAAATAACGCGCCCATAGACTTTACTTCTGTGATGAACTGGGATACCCTGAAAATGGGGCCGGAGTCAGCAATGACGCCGAGCCAGGCAGAGGAAGCGCAGCATAAAACGGGTGAAGATATTAACGACCTCTAGTAAATAGTTCTTGACTTCCATACTCTTTTCTAGTATAATATGTACTCGAAACAGCGGTATGGGAGTTTTTTTATGGCTATAATTTGGTATACTAACAAAGAGGAATATATATAAAATGTTTAAAGAAGAAAGTACGAATAAAAGTAACCCAAATATTATAGAAATAGTAGAAACATACTTCGATAAAGTAGATGCTTTTTTAGAGTTGAGAGATTACGCCTCAGCTCAGACTATGCTGGCTAGGATTTCTCCTTATCTGCCTCTTTTTGATAATGTATACGCAGAATACTATAATAACATTCAAGACCTCCTAGACTCTGTAGAATGCAGCTCGGATGTTGAGTGAACGTAGAGGAACTCCTTCAAGAAAAGGACATATACTTTATCCCCAAGGGGAACGACTTATTAGTCGGTTGTTTAAGTCCGGAGCATAGCGATAGAAGCCCTAGTATGCGGATTGACCGGATTACGGGTATTTTTCACTGCTTCTCTTGTGGTTTTAAAGGCAATTTATTTAATCTCTACGGAGAAATAGGCTCTCCTCTACAGGCTAGAAGAGAGTTGTTACGAAGAAAGATTCAAGAAAAGATGTCAAGTAGTGTAGGAATGTCTCTACCCACGGGTAGTGTCCCTTACACGGGGTCCTGGCGGGGTCTTCAACCTGCTACATATAGAAAGTTTGAAGCGTTCCAGCACCATGACCCAAGTTACGTAGGTAGAGTAGTTTTTCCGGTAAAAGATATATCAGGAAAAATTGTAGCATTCAATGGAAGACATACATCTGGTGCGGTGCCTAAGTATATGATTACACCTGCGGGTGCTAAGATGCCCTTATATCC